TTAACCAAAAGAACTTCATAATTGTATTCCATTTTAAACGCAGTCTTTCGAAGTCTTGGTTTTTTATAATCATTGGGAGCTTTTTAATGCCCATTAAATTAAGCCAAAGTTCATTCAAGACAGGGCGTTTATTACCATTCTTCTTATAATCAATATCATAATCTCCGCTAGAAATTGAATCTATATCAGATATCACGTTGACTATGTTTCTCCCTATTTCTCGTGATATGTGTATTGGTCCATTTGGAGTCATGATATCTAAGCTTACACCATCATATCCTGTTTGTTCTTTTTCAAATGGTTTTTTGATTACTCCCATTGTAAACTGAATACATTTCAATATACTGGTTTTTCCAGAATCTGAAACACCACAGATGATATTTAACCCTTCATTGAAGGTTACAATAGCAGGAGTTTTTCCAACGCCAGTTGCAGTAATTTGTTGTATGTAAAAAGACATTGTTATTCCTCCCTTCTAATTGATTTAGATGCTTTTTTACTAATTAAGTTGAGAATTTCTATATCATCCATCGAACTCATATAGGCGATAGCTTTTTCTGCATAATCTTTATATTCATATGCATAATCAGAATTTAGGTTATTGCAAAACGTTTGACCACGATCAGATATAGAATATTGGAAACCGTATTTTGAATAAGAGACCTGTATCATATTTTCTAAAACTAGGTCTTTTATTGCATTTTGAACAGATACTCTTCTTGCAGACAACTCTGAGAAACTAAATTCATTGTCGCCATGGAGATTATTATTAGACAATCCAAAGTCTTTTGAGTAATTTGCAATGAAATCCGCAGTGATAATACCATCCAATGTAAGGCCCTTATTTTTCACTAAAGATAAAAGCAATAGTAATCTTATAGAAATTTCGAATGTTGTGTTAAAGATTAAATTATTCATCATCATTCACCCAGCGAAAGCTACCGTCATTTGCCAACAAGTGACAGGCTCCCTTCTTTTCTTTTGGACCGACAAGATTTTGGATATTGCTTACTACAGATGTAGTAGAGCAGTCCACCACTTTTTTCATTACAGCCAATAATCTTTTGTAGCCATCGTCATAGTCATCCCACAAAGTATCCTTTATATAATCTAATGTTTCAGATTTCCATTTACCTGCATGTGCATCTCCTTTTTCAAAGGTCTCACGAATAAAACGATCAATACGTACGGCACCATAATAGTTGATTCTCTGATCAGAGAAATTTCGTTTATATTTCTTTGGAAGAGAGTCTAAATCAGATTTTGTAATATTCCCGGATTTTAGTGATTCTGCATATGCGGCGAGTAGTTCACGGACATATGCTTCCTCTTCTGGAGCTATGTCTTGGGGAGGCTCTATTTCTTTAGGAATTGATATTTCGGTATCTCCAATATGTAATTTGCCATCAGATTCATCATAATAAATAGTTTGAGTAGGAAAAGCAATTGGCTTTGAAGCTTTGTCAGAAGAATTCAAATTGTTGGAAGACTCTCGCCCTTCAAAAATATCATCTAAAATCTGAAGGAACAAATCAGCACAGGCATATCCTATATTTTCATCACTATTAAAATTCGGGATCATAGTTTTAATTTCGTTTTCAATGGCAATTTGGTTATGCTCATTGAATTCGTTTATGTATTTTGCAAATTTATCGGTATTTTTATAGCTAATAACTTTTTTCACCCTTTTGGGGTTTAGAGGATTTGATCCTTTAAATAGTCTATCTAAGGAATCAGGTGCCATGCCTCCAAAAGGATTGAATTTATCATCTTCAGACAATTTGTTTTCTTCAGGAGTAATTGGATCTCTCATAATATTATCGAAAAGTGATAGAAAAAACTCATAGGGTTTATCCTCAGTATCACTATGTTTAAATAATATGTTCGCAAATTCACTAAAGAGCATTGTCTACCACCTCCGTTTATTTTCCGAGTCTTTCCGAATCCTTCCGAGTCCTTCCTGAGTGGAAGGAATTTTTTTTGTACAATTTTATTAGTAGTTAAGCGATATTGAAATTTTAACCAATTAAATTATATCATGAAAATTATCGCTTTACTAGAATTAAATATTCACGAACGCGAAGATTATGTCGGTATAAAGAGAGTATCTATTCAATCGAAATAATATATTCGTTGCCACTAAAGAACGCATAAAGAAAGGAGGACAAGCCAATGAGCGAAATAAGAAATCTTGATGGACGACTTGTATGTCGTGTTGATGAAGTAACAGGGGCCGTAGAAATTAAAATCAAAGACTGCATCACCCTAATTCAAGTTAAGCCGGATGGAACAACAGAAGTTGTGAACCGTAAAGCATCAGCAGCATAGATAAACTTAAAACTTAATCCGTGAGACCGCTAGACGGCAGTGCGAAATACCTTAAAAAGGTGTTCCACTGCCGTCTTTTTTTGTCTCTCGGATAATAAGCGGCTCCCGCGGATTTAAAAATCAAATTCCAAAGGAGCCAAGATTATGAGTGAAGAGATAAGAATTGGAAAAACAGCAGTGCCCGTATCAGACGAGATTTACAAAGAGTATTACAAGATGAAGCGCCGTGAGAGATACCTAGAACAAGATGTTAAAGCAGGGCGCATTGATGTAGATATGGAGAAAGAAAAAGTAACATTTGTGCCAAATAAAGAAGATTCCATCCAGCGATTAAATGACGCCGGTAAAGTGTTTGTAGCAGGGGAGAAGCAAGTTGAAGACATCGTTGTTGATAAGGCTATGCTTTTGATTCTTCAAGAAGCCATGAAAGAACTGAACAGGCAAGAGCAAGAGCTAATCAATGATCTTTTCTATGAAGAGATGACTGTCAGGGCTGCGGCAGATAAAAGAAATGTTTCGCACGTAGCTGTTATGAAGCGAAGAGACAAGGTCTTAGCAAAGCTCAGAAAGTTTTTTTAAATTTCTGGTTACCAAAAGGGCCTCCCCATTGGCTAGTAAGTGAAGAGGTCTTTCCTCTATCAAATATTACGAGGTGATTTATATATGAAAGAACTAATGGAAGTGAATTACAGCAGAAATGAACCTACGGTATCAGGCAGAGAGCTTCATGAATTTTTAGAGGTGAAGACAAAGTATGTGGATTGGTTTAACCGCATGAAAGATTACGGATTTACAGAAGGTGTGGACTATTTATTGGCTACTCAAAAAAGAGAAACCAAAAATCCAAGGAATCCATACACCCACTTCCTTGATCATGGGCTGAGTATTCCAATGGCAAAAGAACTCTGCATGATTCAAAGAACGGACAGAGGCAAGGAGGCACGTCAATATTTCATCGCCATTGAGAAAGCATGGAATACGCCAGAGATGATTATGTCCAGGGCATTGAAGATGGCTGATATAAGCATTCGAGGCCTGAAAGTAGAAAATTCAAGACTTCTTGCAGACAACACCTGCATGTTACCTAAGGCTGAGTATTTTGATGAGTTAGTGGACAGAAATCTGCTGACCAATTTCCGGGATACAGCAAAAGAGCTGAAGGTTAAGCAAAAGACATTCATCCAGTTTCTACTTGATAAAAAGTATGTGTATCGCGACAGAAAAGGACAGCTCAAACCTTATGCAGAGAAGAATACTGGTCTGTTTGAACTCAAGGAATCGAAGAATGAAAAGACCGGATGGGCTGGAATACAAACCCTTATTACACCGAAGGGCAGAGAGACTTTCAGACTTCTTTTAAAAGGAATGTAAAGAAAATTAATATTTGCAGAAAAAATTAATATTTCTGGTTACCAAAACACCTTCCCCATTGGCTAGTAAGTGAAGGGACTAATAAGCGGAAGGAGGTGACCAGAAGATGAAGAGTGAGAAAGGAGCAGAGGGCATGAATGAAAGCAAAGAAATTCAAGATGAGATGGTCGGTGTTTTAACTGCCATAAGCATTGTATCGAAAAGACTGGCTAATCGATTACTTAATCTTGATAAGGAAGACGAAAGCGAATCGATGGAGAGTGATGCATCGGATGAAGCGGTGGAAGCAAATGAGATGAAAGAAGAAAAGGAAAGGAGCAAATAAATGAGAGAAAAACCAGCGTATGTATTCACCTCTGAATCTGTGACAGAGGGCCATCCAGACAAGATGTGCGACCAAATTGCAGATGGAATTATGGATGCAATCCTAAGAGAAGATCCTAAGGCGAGAACAGCAATTGAAGTAACGGTAGCAGATGGTTTTGTTCATGTCTTTGGTGAAACCAGTACAGAAAAGAGAATCGATTACAAGAAAATCATCAAAGACATTATTTACGATATTGGTTACCGAGCAGATGAGCTATCCACTGATGGTGAGTTCTATCGAATGCTTATCAGCATTAACAAGCAATCACCTGATATTGCGATGGGTGTTGATAAGAAGGAAATTGGAGCAGGAGATCAAGGAATGATGTTTGGCTACGCAACGGATGAAACAGAAGAATTTATGCCTATGACAATGATCTTAGCTCATAAGCTTTGCAAGAGAATGGCTAGAGCTAGAAAGACAGGAGAGCTTAATTATCTTAAACCGGATGGAAAAGCGCAAGTATCCCTGGGATATGGAAAAGATCATAAACCAATTTCAGTTGAAGCAATTGTGGTTTCTACTCAGCACACAGAAGAAATAGACATCAAAAAGCTCAGGGAAGATGTTATGAAACATATCATCTTGGAGGTCATCCCACATGAGCTTTTGACTGAGAACACGAAAGTGATGATCAATCCCACTGGTAGGTTCGTCCTTGGTGGACCAGCAGCAGATTCAGGGCTTACTGGTAGGAAAATCATCGTAGACACCTACGGAGGTAAGGGGCGACATGGCGGCGGTGCTTTTTCTGGAAAAGACCCAACTAAGGTAGACAGATCAGGAGCATATCTTGCTAGATACATCGCAAAGAACATCGTGGCAGCAGGACTTGCTAAGGAATGTGAAGTGCAGGTGTCTTACGCGATTGGAATTGCTGATCCAGTGTCTTTTAAGATTGATACCTTTGGAACAGGAAAGCTGCCAGATGAAGTACTCACTGAAATGACTAGAGCTCTAATCGACATGAGGCCCGGAACTATTATCAAGTCATTTGCACTAAGACGACCTATCTACAGACAGTTTGCAGTCTATGGTCACTTTGGCAGAGAGAAGATGCAGCTTGATGGTGTTGAGAGAAACACACCCTGGGAGATGACAGATCTGGCTCCAACACTTAAGAAAATAGCAACCGAATATTTAGAAAAGAAAGGAGAACCGAACTATGAGTAAAATCAAACTCGCATTGGATGTTGTTAGCGATTTAAAGTCGCTGGCTGGAAGCATAGAAACCATGGTTCATGCTATGGAAGATAATGAACCAGCTATAGAGACAAATGAACCAACGGCAGAGACAAATGAAGCAGCAAAGGAAGCAAAGAAAAAATCAAAACGGGCAACTAAGGCTAAAGCAAAAGAAGCACCTATTGAAGCACCAAAAGAAAAACAGCCAACCCTTGAAGAAGTCAGGGCAGTAATGGCAGATAAGAGCAGAGATGGACATAGAGAGGCGGTGAAAGCCATCATCACAAAATATGGTGCCAATAACCTATCGTCTCTAGACCCTAAGCATTATGCAGCGGCCCTGAAGGAAGCAGGTGAGCTGAAGTGAGTGGATCATATAACACACATTCCATCTACTCGGCATCAGGAGCACATCGTTGGATGAGTTGCCCACCGTCGGCGCAGTTAGAGCAGCAGTTTCCAAATGAGACTAGTACCTATGCAGAAGAAGGAACAGCAGCTCATGACCTGGCCGAGCATAAATTAAAGAAAGCTTTGAAGATGCGGTCAAAAAAACCGACCAGCAAATATCAATCAGATGAGATGGATGAGATGACAGACCTCTATGTGGAGTACTGTTTAGGGCTGATTGAGAAATCAAAAGAGAATTGCCAGGACCTTCAGGTTCTTATCGAGCAGAGACTTGATTTCAGTGACTATGTTCCAGAAGGCTTTGGAACAGGAGACCTGGTTGTCGTAGGTAGTGGAACCCTCCATGTCGTGGATTTAAAGTACGGACGTGGCGTCATTGTAGGCGCTGAGAAGAATCCACAGATGATGCTTTATGCACTTGGAGCCCTATCACTGTTTGAAATGCTCTATGACATCAAAAAAGTGTCTATGGCAATTGTTCAGCCAAGAGTAGATAACTTCTCTACCTGGGAGATAACGGTGGAAGAACTGCTGAAATGGGCGGAGGAAGAACTTAAGCCTAAGGCACTTCTAGCCAGCACTGGAGGTGGAGAGTTCTGCGCAGGAGATCATTGTAGATTCTGCAGAGCAAAGAATCAGTGTAGGGCCAGAGCGGTGAAGAACCTTGAATTGCTAAGATATGAATTTCAGGATCCGTCTCTTTTAACAGATGAGGAGATTGCTGAGATCATCGGTCTAGCAAATGAACTATCTAAATGGGCAAGCGATGTTTACACCTATGCGACTGCTCTAGCCATTAATGAAGGCAGGCAGTGGGATGGATTTAAGCTGGTGCAAGGTAGAACCAGAAGAAAGTATACAGATGAAATCGCAGTTGCTAAGGCAGCGAAGGAGCAGGGCTATACCGACATTTTCAAACAGAGCCTTATTACCATCATTGAGATGGAAAAATTGATGGGCAAGAAAAAATTTAGAGATGTCCTTGGTGGATTAGTAGAAAAACCACAAGGGAAACTGACACTTGTATCTGAAATGGATAAGCGCCAAGCCGTGGATCCGGTTCAATCAGAGTTTCAGGTTGAAGCGTAGCAAATGCACAGAAATAAGTTAAAACAAGAAATCAGTGCTAATAGGAGCACGACAAATACAAATCAAATTCTAGGAGGATTTTATTATGAGTAAAGAAACGAAAGTAGTTGTACCCGGAAGATTAAGTTACACGAATTTATTTGAGCCTAAAAGCATAAACGGAAGTGATCCAAAGTATAGTGTTTCCATCATTATCCCTAAGGCGGATAAGAAAACTGTCAATGCTGTTATGAAAGCTATCGAGGCAGCAAAGCAGGAAGGTGCACCAAAGTTTGGTGGGAAGATTCCTGCAAATCTTAAAACCCCTCTTCGTGATGGCGATATCGATAGACCGGATGATCTGGCATATGAAGGGTGCTATTTCATCAATTCCAATTCAAAGAATGCACCTCAAGTCGTAGATGGAAAGATTCAAACGATAATGGATAGAAGTGAAGTTTACTCAGGGTGCTATGGGAAGGTTAGTCTCAACATGTATGCCTTCAATGTTAACGGAAACAGAGGAATTGCCGCAGGCCTTGGAAATGTCCAGAAGCTCAAAGATGGAGAACCATTGGGTGGTAAAAGTAGAGCCGAAGATGACTTTGAGATTGAAGAAGACGATGACTTCTTGGCATAGGTTGATGCTAGGAGTATGTACTGGGTGGGTGGCAGAGTTAAAGCATGTCACCTTCACCCATAGTATTCAAAGAAAGGAGCGGTAAGCCCATGAAGATTTTGTCAATCGATATTGAGACGTTTTCTGACATAGACCTAAGAAAGTGCGGAGTATACCGCTATACGGATAGCCCAAACTTTGACATTCTGCTCTTTGCTTACAGCGTCGATGAAGGACCAGTAGAGCTAATTGATTTAGCCAGTGGCGAAGAGCTTTCAAAAGAAATTATTGATGCAATTCTCAGTGAAGATATTATAAAGACTGCTTTTAACGCTAACTTTGAGAGAGTAGCTCTCATGAGATATATAAGCAGAATACTTGAAGAAGATATCTACCTTGACCCGTCATCATGGCGTTGTAGTGAGGTTCAGGCAGCACTACTTGGACTTCCTCTTCATCTTGAAGGGGTAGGCAAAGTGCTAAGACTTGATTCACAAAAGATGTCTGAGGGGAAATCTCTCATTAGATATTTCTGCCTTCCTTGTAAAGCGACAGCAGCTAATGGTGGAAGAACTAGAAATCTGCCAGAGCATGCGCTGGACAAATGGAAGTTCTTTAAAGAGTACAACATCAGAGACGTTGAAGTGGAACTAGGAATCAGAAAGAAGATTAAGGATTATCAGGTGCCTGAGTCTGAGCAACTTCTTTACGAGCTGGATCAGAGAATCAATGATTTAGGAATTAAGGCAGACATGGCCTTAGTTGATGAGGCTATATCCTGTGATAGACAATTTACAGTTGCAGCAACAGAAAAGGCTTATGAACTCACTGGACTTGAAAATCCCAATTCCGTATCTCAGCTCAAGGACTGGTTATCACAGCGAGGGGTTGAAGTTGAAAGTTTATCTAAGAAAAACGTTAAAGAGTTGGTAGACGAAACAGATGGTGAGGTCAAAGAAGCACTAAAACTTAGGCTTCTTATGGCTAAGACCAGTGTCAGAAAGTATGAGGCCATCGAACGAGCAGTGTGCTCAGATGGCAGGGTTCATGGACTGTTCCAGTTTTATGGAGCCAATCGTTCAGGGAGGTGGGCAGGTAGGCTGGTACAATTCCAAAACCTCCCACAGAACCATCTTCTAGATCTTAAACTGGCAAGAGATTTAGTGAAAGAAGGACGGTTTGATGATCTGCAGATGCTATTTGGCAACACACCGGGTGTTCTATCAGAACTGATAAGAACTGCCTTTATTCCAAAAGAAGGTCATCGGTTTATCGTTGCTGACTTTTCAGCTATTGAAGCGAGGGTCCTATCCTGGCTTGCAGGCGAAAAATGGAGACTTGATGTGTTTGCATCCCATGGGAAAATCTATGAAGCTTCTGCATCACAAATGTTTCATGTTCCTATGGATGAGATTAAAAAGGGTAGTCCATTGAGACAGAAAGGTAAAATTTCGGAACTCGCCTGTATAGCAGAAGGCGAATTAGTTTTAACGAATAAAGGACTTGTACCCATAGAGCATGTTACTAAAGCCCACAAATTGTGGGACGGAAAAAGCTGGGTAGGTCATAGCGGACTGATTTATAAAGGAATGAAAGAAGTGATTGAATATGACGGACTTAAAGCAACAAAAGATCATCTCGTATGGATTGAAGGGAAACAGAGGCCGGTACAATTTGGAGAAGCCGCCGCCAGCGGCGCACATCTCATACAAACCGGAGATGGTTGGAAAGAGATACGGCTGGGTGACAATTATAAGCCCGGAGAAACGATGGAACGAGAAATGGAATCATTGTTATGTACTGACTCAATGCAACAGTTGCAAAAAAATTCAATGGACCCATCTTGGCAATCTAAGAACGGGGAAATCAAAGGGATGTCAACGATGTTCCAGACCAAGGCAAATCCCCAAATGGCTCGATCGACGTTTGACCGAGGCGAAGCGGCGATGTCAGCAAGCCAATCATCCTCTATATCACCGGTACGGAGCGCGAGGGATAGAATTCAGGTTCAATTCTATTTTAGAAGCGGGTCTTTGGATTTTATCCAATGTGGAGAATGTAAAAAAAGAGCTGGAACTAGATCGAATCAACAACATGGGGCATTACGAAAAAGACAATCTGCGATTTGTCAAAAGGAGTGTAAATCAAGCCAATCGAGAAAGAACACTGTTAACACGATGGGAGCAGATCTATTGGCCGTACACACGGAGTGTTGTGAAAAAGAAATTAGGAGCCGGAATGAGTCGAGAACAAATCATCAAAGAGGCAGAAGATGCAGTGAGATACAAAAGAAAAAACTGGCGGTTAATCAAGGCAAGACTCGAGTTTATGACATACGAGATGCCGGAAGACATCATCGTTTTACCGTATCAGGGAAGCTAGTGCACAACTGTGGTTATGGCGGAGGAGTAGGAGCTTTGAAATCCATGGGCGCACTGGAAATGGGAGTTGAAGAACATGAGCTGCAAGGTCTTATTGATAATTGGCGCAGAGCCAACCGGCATATCGTGAAGTTTTGGTGGGATGTAGACAAGATGGCCATTAAAGCAGTGAAGCAGAGAACCAGAACAAGAACCCATGGGATTGTTTTCGCCTATAAAAGCGGGATGTTGTTTATTACTCTACCTTCAGGGAGAAATCTTGTGTATGTAAAGCCAAAGCTCATGATAAATAAATTCGGGCGAGAAGGACTGACTTATGAAGGTATTGGAACCAACAGGAAGTGGGAACGCATCGAGACTTATGGACCGAAAATTGTAGAGAATATCGTGCAAGCTGCATCAAGAGATTTACTTGCTGAAGCCATGTTAAGGATTGATTCATTAGGATTTTCTATCGTTGCTCATGTGCATGACGAGGTAGTCTGCGAAGTACCAATGGGAGAATCCAGTGTAGATGAAATATGCAGCATTATGAGTGAGAGTACTAAATGGTCCGAAGGACTACCACTTAATGCAGATGGCTATGAATGCGATTTTTATCAGAAGGATTAATGCCAAATGCTTGAGAGGTAAGCATCTCATTATTAGATTTTGATATTCAAGTAAGACGCACTAACAATAAAGAAAGAAGGAGGACACCATGAAATTTATTATTTCAACAGGCAACAGCCGTAAAGATAAATTTTGGAAACAACAGGCGGTGTCCTGGGAGGAGTTTGTAGAAAAGCTCTCCCAAACTACCGTCACCAGCGAAACTCAGGAAGAGTACCTGAAAATGAAGAAATACCAGCAAGACAATGTAAAAGATGTGGGCGGCTTCGTAGCCGGGCAGCTTAAAGATGGAAGAAGAACGAAAGCCAGCGTCATTAATCGTTCCATGCTAAGTCTGGATATAGATCATGCAGATGATGCTATAGCCATAGCTGAAAATATGGAGATTTTATACGGATATGCTTCCTGCATTTACTCTACCCATAAACATACACCGGAAAAGCCAAGACTTAGACTCATCATTCCACTATCAAGGGCGGTTACAGCAGATGAGTACCAGGCTATCAGCAGAATGCTCGCTAAGGAAATTGATATAGAGATTTTTGATGATACGACCTATGAACCAAACAGGCTTATGTACTGGCCTAGCACTTCTAGCGATGGAGAGTATTTTTTCAGAGAGATAAAGGGAGAATTCTTAATCCCGGATACGGTTTTAAACCAGTACGACAAATGGCAGGACTCATCATCATGGCCAGTGTCATCGAGGCAGAAAAAGCTTTTGGATAGATTGATGAAAAAACAGGCGGATCCAATCAGAAAAGAGGGCCTTATAGGAGCATTCTGTAGGAGCTATACCATTGAAGACGCTATTGAAAAATATCTAAAAGATGTCTATCAGCCAAGTGTAATGCCGGAGAGATATGACTATATTCCAGCTGACTCTACTGCAGGGGTTGTCATTTATAGCAGCAAGTACGCTTATTCACACCATGCGACGGATCCGGCTTGCGGTCATCTTTGTAACGCATTTGACCTTGTGAGGATTCACCGGTTTGGAGACCTTGATGAAAATGCAGACGAGAGAAAACAGATTCCATCGGTAAAGGCAATGCTTGAGTTTTGTACAGAGGATGAAAAGGTGAAAAAGCAACTGGCCAAAGAGCGAGCTGAAGAGATGAAAGAGGAGTTTGAAGCAGAAGATGAGGGTGAATCTGAGGAAGATGTAAGCGAACAAGATGAAAAAGACGATGACCTTACATGGCAACTTCAGCTAGAAGTTAATAAAAACGGATCCGTAAAGGATACACCAACAAACATCTTAATAATAATGAGGCATGATCCTAGACTTAAGGGCATCGCCTATAACCAGATGAAGCAGCTAATGGATGTTAATGAGCCACTTCCGTGGGAACAAGTCAAAGGTGGTTGGAATGATTCAGATCATTCAAATCTTAAGATGTATCTTGATAGACATTACAGCATTTGGTCACCGGCTAAAGTTAAAGACGCTCTTATCACAGCTGCTTCAGAGAGAATGTTTCATCCCATTAAAGATTACCTTGAGGGGCTGCCGGTTTGGGACGGAACCAAGAGAGTGGATAAGCTCCTTATCGATTATCTAGGAGCAGAAGATAACAACTACACCAAGGCAGTAATGCGAAAGACTATGGTAGCAGCAGTAGCAAGAATTTATGAACCTGGAACAAAATTTGATTACATTTTAGTTCTTAATGGTCCGCAGGGAATTGGAAAGTCAACTTTCTTTGCCAAGCTAGGTGGACAGTGGTTTTCAGATAGTTTAACTGTTTCAGATATGAGAGATAAGGCTGGTGCAGAGAAGCTTCAAGGTTATTGGATTTTAGAACTGGGAGAACTTGCAGGCCTTCGAAAAATGGATGTAGAGACTGTAAAATCCTTTATTACAAGAACAGACGATAAATTTAGACAAAGCTACGGTATTAATGTTGAAAATCATCCTAGACAATGCATTGTCGTGGGCAGCACTAATAACATTAGTGGCTTTTTAAGAGACATTACAGGAAATAGAAGGTTCTGGCCGGTGAGGGTCAATCGTGGAAAGAAAAGTGTGTGGGAAATGGAAGACGTTGATCAGATATGGGCTGAAGCACTTCAGCAGTATCGAGATGGTGAAACCTTAATATTATCAGCCGAAGAAGAGAAAATTGCATTTGAAGAACAAAGAGATGCGATGGAAGCAGATGATAGAGAAGGACTTATCAGCGATTACATTGAAACTTTACTGCCAGAAAAATGGGACAATATGGATCTTTATGAAAGAAGAAGTTTTCTAGCGGGAGAAAGTGAATTTGGTGATACAGTACCGATTGGTGCTAAGAAAAGAGAAAAAGTATGTGTCCATGAAATCTGGTGCGAGTGTTTAGGTAAAGACAAAGCAAATTTGAGAAGGCAAGATTCTTTTGAAATCATCGGAGTGCTTATGCGCATTGGTGGATGGGAAACTTATTCAGGCAATAAACAAGGCCAGACGAGGTTCCCGATTTACGGAAATCAAAAGACATTTTGCAGGGCTGAGAGTCAGGTAAATGACCAGGATCAGGAAGAAATCTAAATTACAAGAACCGTAATTAAGATTACACCCAAATGCAATTAAGGTAATTAGCCAAAAGATAATTACAAACTTAATTACAAGCTAAAACGCTGTAATCATAAGGGGTTAAAGGTAATTTGTAATTATGTAATCAAAATAAACTAATGGAGAAGTAGTAGTTAATATATAGCAATATATAGATAATTACGTACATATCCGCGCGTAAGAGTTTTTAACCCCTTAATTACAGAGATAATTACAGACTTAATTACAGTAAAAAAGATGAAAAGTAGGGTGGGTTTTAAGGTGAACTATATGTCAATTAAAGATGAAAAGCTGAAAACAACGGAGCAGAAAATAATGAAAAGTTAGGCAGCAAAAAACCAACAACAATGATGAACCAACGACAGCAATGAACATGAAATAAATTGAGGTGAAAGAAGTGACGGAAAAAGAATTAGAGCAAAAGCTTGTAAGAGAAGTAAAAAGAAGAGGTGGCAGGGCCTACAAATTCATATCCCCAGGATTAAATGGGGTGCCTGACCGGCTGGTGCTTCTGCCTGGTAGCAAGATAGGCTTTGTAGAAGTTAAAGCACCGGGAAAGAAGATGAGACCGAATCAAATAAAGCGAAAAAGTGAGCTGGAAGGGCTAGGGTTTTTGGTTTATTGCCTAGATGATCCTAAGGATATAGGAGGTGTGGTTGATGGCATTGCCGGCTGTAGTATTACCTAAAATGAGATTACCGTATCACCCTCATGAATATCAGACCCACTGTACAGATTTTATTTTAGAAAACACATCAGCAGGGCTTTTTTTAGACATGGGATTAGGCAAGAGTGTCATTACTTTAACCGCTCTTGTGGATCTCATGCATGACCGTTTTGAAGTATCCAAGGTCTTGGTGATTGCTCCACTCAGGGTAGCAAATACCACATGGCTTGATGAAGTTCTTAAGTGGAAGCATCTAAAGGGGCTTCGTGTTTCCAAAGTGCTAGGTAGTAAAAAAGAGCGGACTATGGCTTTATATAAAAAAGCAGATATCTACACCATCAACAGAGAAAATGTACCTTGGATTGTGGACTTTTATAAAAACGACTGGCCCTTTGATATGGTGATCATCGATGAAATTTCAAGTTTTAAATCACCCTCTGCTAAAAGGTTTAGGGCTCTGAAGAAGGTCAGGCATAAAATCAAACGTATTGTGGGCCTTACCGGAACGCCTGCTCCTAATGGCCTCTTGGATATTTGGAGTCAGATTTATCTTTTAGATGGTGGGGAGAGACTTGGGAGGACCTATACTGGTTACCGCAGCAGATACTTTCACCCACAGAAATATGTGAACGGTGGTATCCCTACAGACTATGCTCTTAATGAGGATGCCGAGGAGAAAATCTATAACAAGATTTCAGATATCTGTATCAGTATGAAAGCACTAGAGTATTTAAAAATGCCGGAGATTATCTTCAACAAAGTTGAAGTAGACCTGTCAGAAAAGGAAATGAAGCTTTACAGAAAGCTTGAAAGAGATTTGCTTCTTCCTTTAGAGGATAGTGATGTGGATGCGGCCAATGCTGCGGTGCTTTCAAATAAGCTTCTGCAGATGTCAGGCGGAACAGTCTATGACGAGTACGGAGATGTACACCAGATACATGATAGAAAAATGGAGGCCTTAGAGGATCTGATTGAAGCAGCCAATGGAAAACCGGTTCTCATCTACTATGGCTTTAGACATGAGCGTGATCGAATCAAAGAGAAATTTGATACAGGAGATATTAATACTTCTGAAGATATTGATAGATGGAACCGAGGAGAAATGAAAATTGCCCTTTGTCATCCGGCTTCAGCTGGACATGGACTCAACCTTCAAGAGGGTGGCTCTACTATCATTTGGTTTGGAATGACCTGGAGCCTTGAGCTTTACCAGCAAGCCAATGCCAGACTTTGGCGACAAGGACAAAAGCAAACAGTAGTGATTCATCATATCTTAGCCAAAGATACCATCGATGGCAGAGTGATGATGGCACTTGATAATAAAGACACTGGCCAAAGCGCTTTGATTGAAGCAGTTAGAGCCAGGATTGATAACTTAAGAAATGGAGGATAAAAATGAGCGTCAATAAATTTAATTCTGAAGGCTATCATGACCCAACGGTTTATGAGGCCTTAACCAATATGGAGAAAGAAGAAAAGCAAAGAAAGCGTAAGAAACTTGTATTTATCTGCAGTCCCTTTGCCGGAGATATTGAAACCAATAGCAGACGAGCAAGAAGATATGGACGGTATGCAGTAGTTCAGAAAGTCGTTCCGATAATTCCACATTTGATGTACCCACAGTTTCTTGAAGAAGATGATCCAGAAGAAAGACAGCTTGGAATTGATATGGGTCTAATACTCTTAAGCAGATGCCATGAGCTATGGGTCTTTGGGGATAGGATTTCAACAGGCATGAGTATTGAGATTGCAAGAGCTAAGAGATGGAACATTCCCATTAGATACTTCACAACCCAGTGCGAAGAAACAGGAGGTGCAAGATAATGATGGAAGAGAAATGTTTTGCATATAACAAAGGAAAATGTAATGTACTTAAAGTCAAGAAGTGCCAGGGAGAAGGTTGTCCGTTTTTTAAAACAAGAGAGCAGCTTGAAGAAGATAGAAAGAAAGTGTTAAAAAGAATTAATTCTTTTGATCCGGCTTTAAAGAGAAATATCATGGAGCTGTATTATAACGGAAAGATGCGCCTGTTAGATGATGTGGAGGTGTAGACATGAATGCAAAGGAATATTTGAATCAGGCTATCTGGCTTGATCAGATGATCAATAATAAAAGAGAGCAACTCGAAGCCCTTATGAGTTTATCAATGAAAGTAACATCAAGCTTTACAGAAGAAAGAGTGAGTGGTGGCAATACTCCCAAAAGCAAAATGGAAAATACGATTGTGAAAATACTTGATCTAGAGAATGAACTCAGCGGGGACATTGAGCATTTGATTGATTTGAAAAAAGAAATCCAAGACACAATTAATAGCATGGATGATTTGAATCAGCAGCTCTTGTTAGAACTCAGATACTTAGGAGGCAAGAGCTGGGACGAGATTGCTGCATCTATGGGATATGATCCTCGGACTGTTTATCGAATCCACGGAAAAGCATTAAAAGAATTCGAAAGGATGAAAACGTGTCAGTAAATGTCAGTGAATGTCAGTAGGTACCCATGTTATAGTATATGGTGTAAAGATATAGAAAATATCCTAGAACATCATATGCTGTAGCATACGCCTAAGCTAGATCGATACGATTCTTAGGAAACGCAGTATCCATAGGACGCAGGCTCTAGTAAATGCACTGGAGCTTTTTCTATATCTTTTTTTAAAAGAAAAATAGCAATATCTCAAATTAAAAAATTGTCATAAATTTATTATAATAATTAGTTGAATTTATGACAACACTAACATATAATATAGTAAAGAGGAGGTGTAGCTATGTTAAATTTTGAATTAGTTGCAAAAAGATTTAAAGAATTACGGAAAATGAATGGTTTCAAACAAGGTGTTATGGCTGAATATTTAGATGTTGATCAGAGCTATATTTCAAAATGTGAAAAAGGAGAAAGGCAGTTTAGTGTTGAGATATTGGATAAAGCTGCGGAGCTTTTTGGATGCACTATGGATTATTTTGTGAACGAGTCTAGTGAATTCGAACAAATGCCAATAGCTCTTAGAGCAAAGAGTGTTGCTACAGAGGATTTGTATACTATAGCGGCCATGAATAAAATTGCGCTTAACCTAAGATTTATGGAAGGTTTACTTGAGGGGGAATAAATCTTGAAAGAAAAAATTGAACTAAACAGTGAAGCCATAAATTTAAGAAAACAATTTGGTGAAGACTCTAATTCCCCAATAGATATATTCTCACTAATCCATAATAACGATGATTTAACAATCGTGTTTTATCCCATGAGTAGTCGATTAAGCGGTATTTGTATTAGAGACGGAAAAAATAAAATCATCGGAGTTAATTCAAAATCTACTTATGGTAGACAGCGTTTTACAATAGCACATGAGCTTTATCATCTATTTTATCATGAAGATTTTAATAGTATAGTTTGCTTTACAGATCTTGAAACGAACAAGGATCCTCAGGAGAAGGAAGCAGATATGTTTGCATCGTATTTTTTAGCTCCTTATGAAGCGTTATCTTATTTTATAAAAAATAAGCTTGGAAAAGAAAAACAAGAACTTAACATAGAAGATATTGTAAAAATCGAACAAAATTTTGGTATCAGTAGGCAAGCTACACTATGGAGATTAATAAATGATGGGTATTTAACAAAAGCTACAACGAGTACTATGAAAACCGGAATAATATCTTCAGCTAGAAGACTTGGATATGATGATGAATTATATACACCCACTCCAGAAGATAAGCAGTATGCTACTTTTGGGAAGTACATTAAGTTAGCTGAGGAGCTTAAAACAAAAGACACAATATCACAGGGTAAATATGAAGAAATTTTATTAAATGGGTTTAGAAGTGATATTGTATACGGTTTTGATCTGGACGAGGAAGAATTATATGACTGACAAACTTTTTTTTGATACCGATTGTATCTCTGCCTTCTTGTGGGTGAAGGAAGAGAACATTTTATTTAAGCTATATCCAGGTAAAATAATACTACCGAAACCTGTATTTAATGAATTATCTAATCCTAGTATTCCACATATAAAACGTAAGGTTAATGAATTGTATTTAAGTGGAGATGTTTCTACAAAAGAAATATTAATGAATACAGAAGAATATAATTTGTATTATGAATTGGCAATCTCACCACCTAAAGGAGAAAGAATAATTGGTAAAGGTGAAGCGGCAGCTATAGCGCTAGCAAAAACATATAATGGAGTAATTGCTTCTAATAATTTAAAAGATATATCGAAGTATGTAAAAAAATATGAACTTGATCATATAACAACAGCTGATATATTGGTAGAAGCATTAAATAAAGGTTATATTGATGAATCAACTGGGAACCAAATATGGAAAAACATGATTGGAAAAAGAAGAATGCTTCCAACAGCTACTTTTACTGAGTACCTTAAAAAAATCAAGTAACTATTAAGGATAAGATATTGAAAAGGTAAGTGAATCTATTGCAAAAGTAGAAGAGATACTAGAGGTTTTTAGTTCACATCAAAAGTTATATATTCAAATGAGGTGAATATAAATGTTAGGGTTTTGCGAGAAATGTCGTGATAGGGAAGAATACTTTATTAAAGAAGAATCTAAAGTAAAAACAATAAAAGGTAAAATCATTAAATATATTGGCAAAGAAGCGTATTGTAATAGATGTGGAAGTAATATATTTGTGCATGAAATTCGAGATTATAATTTGAAAATATTAGAAAAAGAGTATCGTAAATTAGATCAGCTGAAAGATTAGTTGGTCTTTTTTAATGCTCATAATTATTTTAATAGATTACTGGAGGTGAACTTGATGCCTTGGAAACCAAAGCATATCTGTAACTATCCTGGGTGTCAAACACTTACTCATGATAGATACTGTGAGAAACATAAAAAAGAAATGACGAGGATTCAAAATGAAAGAAGCTCTAAGATGTACACCTACAAGTGGCGAAAGGCTAGTAAAGAGTTTTTAAAGAAACATCCGCTCTGCGCTGAGTGTCAAAGAGAAGGTCGACTCACTCCTGCAACAGAGGTGGACCATATCAAGCCGCACGGTGGTGATAGAAGACTCTTCTGGAACAAGAAGAACTGGCAGCCGCTCTGTAAAAGCTGTCACTCTAAAAAGACTGCAAAGGAAGATGGGGGCTTCGGAAATGCTTCTAAACCATAGAGGGGTAGGGGGTCTGAATCTCTACAGAAGCGGCGGTGCGACAACGCGCTAGGGTTTTGTGTGAAAAATCGCGAAAATCGCAAGGGGGGTATACCCCAGATATTTTACAGAAATAAATCGATAAATAACAATTGCCTAATGACTGTGGTCGTGGGCATTTTTAATTGGAGAAATGGAGGGAATCTGATGAAACAAGAAATGGTTATAAGAAAAGTGCCGGTATCTGATATTAACCCGGCTGAGTATAATCCAAGAAAAGACTTAAAACCTGGGGACGCGGCCTATGAAAAGCTTAAGCGTTCCATGACAGAGTTTGGTTATGTTGAGCCAATTATATGGAATGAAGAGACTGGCAACATTGTTGGCGGCCATCAAAGATATAAGGTGCTTATAGAAGAAGGCCATACAGAAGTTGAATGCGTGGTAGTGAAGTTATCCTCTGAAAAAGAGAAGGCGCTCAACGTAGCTCTTAATAAAGTGACAGGAGATTGGGAGTTTGAAGCGCTGGCCGATTTAATTAAAGATTTGGAAGCCCAGGACTTTGATGTGACCCTTACCGGATTTGATGCTGCTGAAATTGAGGATCTCTTTAGCCAGGTCCATGATAAAGACGCTACAGATGATGATTATGATGTGAATAAAGCTTTGGAAGAAGCAGCTTTTGTTAAGCCGGGAGATATCTGGATCCTTGGGAGACATAGACTACTCTGTGGAGACGCGACAAGTGCTGAAGATGTTGAAAAGCTCATGGATGGGAAGAAAGCGAATTTAGTTCTGACAGATCCGCCATATAATGTGGACTTTGAAAGTGCCAGTGGACTTAAGATCCAAAACGATAAGCAGGACAATGATACTTTTTATAAATTCCTGTTTGCTTCATTTGAAAATATGGCTGAGCATACAGCACCTGGAGGTTCCATCTATGTGTTCCATGCAGATACGGAAGGCCTTAATTTTAGAAAAGCCTTTATTGAAGCAGGCTTTCATTTAAGTGGCGTTTGTATCTGGAAGAAGAATGCTTTGGTTCTTGGAAGGAGTCCTTATAATTGGATTCATGAACCAATTCTATTTGGATGGAAAAGAGGAGGAAAACATAAATGGTTTACCGGCAGGGCAGAAACAACAGTATGGAATTATGATAAACCAAAGAAAAATGGAGATCATCCGACCATGAAGCCAGTTCCGCTTCTTTGTTATCCAATAAAGAATTCATCTCAGGTCAATGGAATTGTCATGGACCTCTTTGGTGGCAGTGGGTCAACGCTCATTGCTTGTGAGCAGATTGATAGAATTTGCCATACCCTAGAGATTGATCCAAAGTATGCCACTGTAATTGTGAAACGCTTCATCAAACAGGTAGGAACTGATGAAGATGTATATGTACTTCGGGGTGGAGAAAAGGTTCATATTCATGATGTAGAGAAACCTTTAGAAGTAGAAGAAGCTTAAAAAGTTATAAAAATAGTACTTGCTATAAGTACCCTTTAGAGTGATATATGTACATGACAAAAGAAACACACTAAACTTTGAAAGGGGAAAAAAGAGATGGCAAACAAAGAATTTTTTAAAAGCAACTTTGGAATTGAGATTGAGATGACTGGGATTACAAGAAATAAAGCAGCAAAAATTGTAGCAGAGCATTTAGACGGAACCATCGAAGCCATGCATGATTACTACGGAACCTATAAAGTGACAGCAAGGGACGGACGAAAGTGGAAGGTCATGTATGACGGCAGCATCAACACCCAAAAGAAATCAGGTGGAGAGAAATTTTCAGCTTCAAAAGAATATAGCGTCGAGCTTGTCAGTCCGATTCTAACCTACGAAAAGGACATGGAAAGTCTTCAGGAGATGGTAAGAAAACTAAAAAAGGCTGGGGCCTTTTCAGAAAAGCAAAACTGCACCGGCATTCACATTCACTTAGATGGCAGGGACCATACACCAAGGTCCGTTAGAAACTTCATGAATATCATTTATTCAAGGAACGACCTTTTGTACGATGCCCTTCAAATAGAGCGAAGAAGAATGAATTATTGCAAGAAGATGGATCAAAGCCTTGTGGAAAGAATGAATAAGAAAAAGCCGAAAACATTCAAGCAGATTGAAGACATCTGGTACCAAGGCTACAGCGATAGAAGAGAAAGGCATTACCACGAAAGCCGCTACCATTTTCTAAATCTTCATAGCCTTTTCAACGGATGCGGAACTGTAGAGCTTAGAGGATTTAACGGAACACTTCACGCCGGAAAGATTAGAAGCTATGTTGTTTTAGCCCTTGCCATGAACCAGCAGGCCTTGAGTCAAAAAAGCGCCAGCAGCAAGAAGCCACAGGTTCAAAATCCAAAATTCGCAATGAGAACCTGGCTCAATCGAATCGGCTTCATCGGAGACGAATTCAAAAACTGCCGTGAGCATCTTTGCAAGCATTTAGATGGAAGCGCAGCCTGGAGATTTCGCACAGCCGCATAGATAAACTAAAAAGCGGCGCCTTCAACCTATCGAGCGGGAAACCGCTCTTGAGGTGGTAGAAGGGTTCCTCTTTTAAAAGTTAAGCCCACACAGGCCAAGCTGAAGGGGAGAAACCGACCCTTACAAGAAAGGATGTATGAAAAGTGGAAATGAAAAAGCAACTAAATGTAGCCTATGGATCGAATTTGAATTTAGAGCAGATGGCGATGCGGTGTCCGACTGCAAAAATTGAAGGCAAAGGAATCTTGAAAGGATACAGGCTTCTTTTCAAAGGCAGAGAGGACAGTGCATATTGCACTATTGAGAAAAAGCGTGGTGGAAAGGTACCAGTAGTTATTTGGGAGCTTGAGCCTGAAGATGAAAAGGCTCTTGATTTTTACGAAGGATACCCGAGGTTTTACGAAAAAGAAGATGTGAAAGTAACACTTGAGAATGGAAGGGTTATTATGGCAATGGTGTATATCATGACGGATAAGGTGCTTAATCGAATCCATCTCAATCTTCCCAGCAAGAGCTATCTGCATACTGTAAGAGAAGGATACCGGAGGGCTGGATTTGATGAGAAATTTGTTGAGGATGCTCTTAAAGTCAGTGAAAAAGCTATCAAGAAAGATCCACCGAGGTATTTATAAAGACTTAAAATACAGCTATGCATTCAGATACCTCTTGCAATTAGTTAGCTTTTGAGTGATATATAGACTACAGGTATTATCAAAAGCTTAAAGGAGGTCTGAACAATGAAAAGAGCCATATTTGGAAGAAAAATTTGTAATCTACAAGAATTAAATGAATTGACCCAGGAGGCAATCAAGGACGGTAAGAAAGGTCAGCCTTACATTATTACCAGAGAAGTGATTCTAAAGGATGAAGACTTTATTGATTTTGCGGAGGATTTTTTAAGAGATCAACCTTGGATTATTTTAGAAGATGGTGGAATCAATGACAAGGGTGAAATTAAGTGTATCCGGGTAAGAAATTCCGATACGGGAAAGAAGATACTAATCAATACAGAAGGATATGACTATCCACGCTATGTAGGGATAGAACTTTTGTAATAGTTAAAGGGCCAAGTGCCCTTTTTAAGTTGTGCACTTAATTACCCGCACTGACATGGTGAATGCGGATAATTAAGTGCATTATTAATATGTCGAAAACAAAAAATCTCTTGCAATATCTTGCGACTAGAGTGATGTATGTTAGTAGCAAAATACAAGGAGGTAAGAGAATGGACCGCAAAGCAATGATCAAAAAACTAGGAGAGCATTTTGGGGTTAAGCCTAAATATTTAAGTGTCCCCAGCTTTAACTATGAGATTCGAACAGAAGATGAAGTGTACACCATTGACCGATTTGGCATTATTACAAGGCTTGATGGAGAAACAGTGACGATGGAAGAGCTGCTTAGTAATCAAATTGCAGAAGCTTCAAGTGAAGAACCTGAAAATTTACAAGCTGCAGAAACAGCAGAAGCACCTATAGCATCAAGGCCAGAGAGTGGTTTGACAACTCTTGATGGAGCCGAGATAAAGATGGATATGGATGGACACACAAGTGAGAGTCTTAAAAACATTATTAACATGATAGCCAGCAAGCAGGGATTGATTATGATGGCCTTTGAAACAGATATTTCATTTATGGATGATGACTTTGCTGAAGACCTTCATCTTGAAGAAAGCCATGATTTAAAAACACTAGAAGAATCGTTTATTCAACTTGGGCCAGACCGATGTCCTGGATTTCGGATTGATTTTGTAGAAGGAACTTTTGCTTTTTATCTTGGGGGTGCAGAGTTAACGCCTGAAAAAATATCAGCCTTTAAAGATCTTTGTGGGTTGATTTCCGAGTATGCCAAGACTTTAAAGCGCGCATCTTTTAAACCGGCTCAAGACGATAATCCAAAGTATGCTCTAAGAACCTGGCTAATTCGAATCGGGATGAAAGGACCTAGTTACCAAGAAACAAGAAAGACACTGCTTAAACATTTAGAGGGCAGTGGTGCTTTTAGGAGGTAGGCGATTTGATGAAAGCAAAATGTAGACTGACAGGTGAAGATGGGAATATCTTTAATCTTATGGGGATTGTATCGAGAACCCTTAAAGAATCCGGGGAACCTGAAAAAGCAAATGAAATGATTAGTAGGATTACTCAAGAAGCAAAAAGTTATGATGAAGCCTTGAGTGTTCTAATGGAATATGTGGATGTGGAGTAGGAGGTGCAAAGGATGGATCAATTTTTAAGTCAGAAATATTGTGACCGCTGCGGTGGTTCTTTAGAAGGTGGACGCATCATGTCTATGTTTAATAATGAGTGTATATGCATGGCCTGTAAAGAGAAAGAAACTAAAGATCCAGAATATAAAAGAGCGGTTAAAGTAGACCATGAAGAAATTCGAAAAGGGAACTTTAACTATAAAGGGATTCGTGGGAAGTAAACTTGCTGCATAAAAACAGGCTTGATGTATGCAGATAAGAAAAATAGTGTGGAGTAATAATAATGAGTGATAGGGGCTTTCAGATGAAGGTTCCTTTTTCTTTGAGAAAATGAAGGAGGTGAAAGTTATGGCTGGTAGAGGAAGACCACCAAAACCAACAGCGGTTAAAGAGCTAGAAGGCAATCCAGGAAAACGACCGCTCAATAAAAATGAACCAAAGCCAGAAAAGAAGGCACCAAAATGCCCGTCATGGCTGGAACCGGATGCCAAGAAGGAATGGAGAAGGCTATCGAAGGATCTAGAAACGATGGGACTTTTAACAAGAGTTGATATGGCTGCTTTTGCAGGCTACTGCCAGGCGTATGCCAGATGGAAAGAAGCTGAAGAGTTTATTTCAAAACATGGATCCATTCTTAAAACGAATTCCGGATATATTCAGCAGATTCCTCAAGTGTCCATTGCCCAGCAGAACTTGAAACAGATGAGAAACTTCTGTTCAGAGCTTGGACTGAGTCCGTCGGCTAGAAGCAGACTCAATATCAATAATTCCGGGAGCACTATTGAAGGAAATGCTATGGAAGAACTGCTTGCTGGAGTTCCAAAAGCAGATGACATTATGAAAAATAAAAGTGGAAAGTAAGCTTATGAAAGGAGGGAGGCCGGATGCCATTTAGTGAAGCGCATGCGAATCATGCTATAAATTTTATTGAAGAATTAAAGCTGACCAAAGGCAGATGGGCCGGCCAGCCTTTTAAGTTACTGCCTTGGGAAAAGGATCTGGTGAGACAACTCTTTGGAACCTTAAGAGAAGATGGAACCCGTCAGTACCGAATCGCTTATGTGGAGATTGGTAAGAAAAATGGAAAAAGTGAGCTCGGCGCAGCTATTGCTCTTTACATGCTATTAGCTGATGGCGAGCCAAATGCTGAGGTGTATGTGGCAGCATGTGATAGGCAGCAAGCCAGCATCATTTTTAATACTAGCATGAATTTTGTGGAAGGGAATTCTACCCTTTCAAAAGTGACTAATCTAGTAAGGTCAACGAAGCGAATAGTCTATCCAAAGACCGGGAGCTTTTATCAGGTTCTGAGTTCTGATGTAAAATCGAAATCTGGTATTAATGCTTCCTGCGTTATCCTTGATGAGATTTGGACCTATCCCAATCCGGACCTTGCTAAAATGCTAACCACCGGTTCAGGAGATGCTAGAACGCAGCCGCTTTTCTTATATTTAACGACTGCTGGAAACAAACTCTCCGGTTATGGATGGGAGATGCATCAAAAGGCAAAAGACATTTTAAGCGGACGACGTATTGATCCAACGTTTTTATCCATCATCTATGGATTAGAGGATGATGTAGATATTGAAGATGAAAAGAACTGGTATAAGGCCAACCCAAGTCTTGACCATACCATTACTATAGAAAGAGTCAGGGAACATTATAATAGCGTCAAAGAAGACCCTGCAGACTTAGCTCTCTTTAAACAACTACGATTAAACATGTGGCTAAAACAAGAAATCAAGTGGATGCCGATGGATAAATGGGACCTATGTAATTATCCGGTGGACCCAGATGAATTAAAAGGTCGGGTATGTTATGGTGGCCTTGATTTATCATCTACTTGTGATATTACTGCTTTTGTTCTTGTATTTCCACCACTAGAAGAAGGGGATAAGTTTGAGGTACTTCCCTACTTTTGGTTACCGGAAGAAACCCTTCATCAGAGGGTAAGAAAAGATAAAGTACCCTATGATATCTGGAATAATCAAGGGCTTCTTAATCTGACAGAAGGAAATGTAGTTCACTATGGATTTATTGAAAAGTTCATCGAGCGCTTGGGTGAAAAATACAATATCAAAGAAATTATCTATGACCGCTGGGGTGCAACGCAGATGAGTCAAAACCTAGAAGGTATGGGCTTTAGCGTTGTTCCTTTTGGTCAGGGATTTAAAGATATGTCGCCGCCAACAAAGGATCTTATGAGGTTAACATTAAGCAAGCAGATTTCTCATGGTGGACATCCGGTCCTAAGGTGGATGGCAGATAATATTGTGGTTAGGACAGATCCGGCTGGAAATATCAAAGTAGATAAAGAAAAATCATCAGAAAAAATTGATGGCCTTGTGGCCCTTATTATGGGTCTTGCCAGAGCAACAGTCAACCCAACAGGTGGTGATGGATCCATCTATGATGAAAGGGACATGATTATTTTGTGATAGAAGGGAGTGAAAATATAGATGGCGAACTTTTTTAAACAGTTATTCAAGGCGAGAGGACAGCCGACAGATAGTGTCAGCAGTGCTCCCGCTTTTTATATGGGCCAAAGCATATCAGGAAAAATAGTGAATGAAAGAAGCTCTATGCAGACCACAGCAGTTTTTGCTTGCGTAAGAATCATTGCAGAAACAGTGGCATCTCTCCCTCTTCATACTTACAGATATAAAGATGATGGGAAAGAAAAGATGTACACGCATCCTCTTTACAGGCTGCTTCATGATGAGCCGAATCCTGAGATGACATCCTTTACCCTGCGTGAAACGATGATGACGCATATACTTCTTTGGGGAAACGCATACTGCCAGATTATTCGTAACGGAAAAGGTCAGGTGGTATCACTCTATCCATTACTTCCGGATAAGATGACTGTAGATAGAGATGGTAAAGGAAATCTCTATTACGCCTACCGAAAAGAAGGTGTGACATATTATCTAGGTCCGGAGGATGTACTTCATGTTCCTGGTCTTGGATTTGATGGCGTGATGGGTTACTCACCGGTTGCCCTAGCGAAAAATGCTATCGGACTTAATATTGCCGCTGAAGAATACGGTGGTAGATTCTTTGCCAACAACGCCACGCCAAGTGGAATTTTATCAACTGCTGGAACCCTTAAGGACCCAACGAAAGTAAGAGATGCTTGGCAGAGCGCTTATGGAGGTAGCAGTAGTAGCAATAAAGTGGCGGTACTTGAAGATGGACTTCAGTATCAAGCTATCAGTATGCCAAACTCTGATGCTCAGTTTTTAGAGACAAGGAAGTTTCAGATTGAAGAGATCTGTAGAATCTTTCAAGTGCCACCGCATATGGTAGCAGACCTTAGCAAGAGTTCATTCAGTAACATCGAGAATCAGTCCATCAGCTTTGTGGTTCATACCATCAGGCCTTGGCTAGTTCGATTAGAGCAGGCCATGAATAAGAAGCTGTTTCTTGAAAGCGAAAAAGGAAAGTGTTTTGTATCCTTTAATGCATCAGCACTGATGCGAGGGGACTACAAATCCAGAATGGATGGGTATGCTATTGGTATTCAGAACGGTTTTTTCTCAGTCAATGATGTGAGAAAGATGGAGAACATGGATCTGATTTCTGAAGAAGACGGTGGAGATTTATATCTGACAAATGGTAATATGCTGCCGCTTAAAATGGCAGGGGCCTATGCAAAGAAAGCCCTGGATGAAGGTGGTGAAGAGTCATCATGAGGATAAGTGTATAATTTGGGTTATTTCTGTGGACAACTTAAAAATTAAATTCGAAGTATTAACAGCATTTCTCAGGATTGGGAGGTGCATTTTTTATGCCCGAAAGGAGGTCGATTAAATGGATAAATTTTGGAGATGGGTGGTGAATGAAGCCGAGGAGACGAAGTCAAGAACCTTGCACCTTGAAGGTTATATTGCAGAGTCATCTTGGTTTGATGATGATATCACCCCTAAACAGTTTAAAACGGAACTCTATGACAGCGGTCCAGAAACAGATGATGTTGTTGTAAAGATACACTCACCAGGCGGAGACACCTTTGCAGCAGCTCAGATTTACAACATGCTTAAGGAGTATCCAGGAAAAGTGAGTGTTCATGTGGATGGCCTAGCAGCCAGTGCGGCATCAGTTATCGCTATGGCAGGGGATGAGGTGTGTGTTTCTCCGCTGTCAGTGATCATGATTCATAACCCAGCTATGCTGATTGCTGGTGAGGTGGCAGATCTGCAGGTAGGGATTAACCTACTGAGTGAAGTGAAGGAGAGCATTATAAATGCCTATCAAACAAAGTCAGGACTTTCCAGAGCGAAAATCTCACACATGATGGACGGAGAAACCTGGATGAGTGCCCATAAAGCCATCGAGCTAAAGTTTGCCGATAAGATTCTCTATGAATCAGAGCCGGCAGATGACAGTGGCGGTGGCTTTATCTTTGACCAGATGACCGTGACAAATGCTCTAAGAAACAAGCTTCCTGGGATTCAGGCGAGGATGAAGTACCTTAAGGCAAATGCAGATGAAGATGACGGTAAACCACTAGAGCCAGAAAAGAATGTGGATTCTAAAGCAGAGGCTTCAGAAGATGTAAAGGACTTAGATATTTTGGAAAATCAAATCCCTATTGCTCAGCTAGAAAAGCGATTAGGGCTGATAAAAAATTGGAGGTAATAAGTATGAGTAAAATTCAAGAACTTAGAGAACAAAGAGCCAAGGTTTGGGAGCAGGCGAAGACATTCCTTGATGAGCATCGTCAGGAAAATGGCCTGATCAAACCGGAAGACAATGCAGTTTATGAAAAGATGGAAGATGAGGTTGTCAGTCTTGGAAAAGAAATTGAGCGTCTTGAACGTCAAGAGATGATGGACAGAGAACTTTCTGCAGCTGTCACGAATCCTCTTTCTGGTAGACCGGAAACAATGAAAAAAGAAAAAGTGGGTAGGGCATCGGATGCTTATCACACAGCCTTTTGGGGCGCCATGAGAAATAAGATGAACCCTTCTGTACAAAACGCCCTTGAAGTGGGAACTGATTCTGAAGGTGGTTATCTTGTACCAGATGAGTATGAAAACCAACTGATTCAGGCTCTTGAAGAAGCAAATGTGCTTAGGAACCTTTGTAATGTGATTACGACCAGCTATGGAGATAGAAAGATTCCTGTAGTAGCAAGTCACGGTTCCGCTGCATGGATGGATGAAGAAAGCGCCTTTACAGAAAGTGATGAAGCTTTCACTCAAGTAACCTTGTCTGCATATAAACTTGGGACCATGCTAAAAGTGTCTGAGGAACTTCTTAATGACAGTTATTTTGATCTTGAAGCCTACATTGCAGCTGAGTTTGCAAGAAGAATCGGTGCAGCGGAAGAAGAAGCATTTCTTACAGGAGATGCAAGCAGCAAACCGACTGGACTTCTTCATGCGACAGGTGGTGCTAGCCTTGGCGTTACTGCAGCAAGTACTACAGCTATTACCCTTGATGAGGTGCTAGATCTATATCATAGCTTGAAGACGGCATATAGAAAGAACGCCAGCTTCCTTGTTAACGATGCAACAGTTAAGAAAATTAGAAAGTTAAAAGATGGACAGGGACAATACTTGTGGCAGCCTTCCCTTAAGGCTGGAACACCGGATACGATTTTGAATCGTCCAGTGATTACGTCTCAGTATATGCCAACAGCAGAAGCAGGAGCTAAGACCATTCTCTTTGGAGATTTCAACTATTACTGGATTGCTGATCGTCAAGGCAGAACCTTTAAGCGTCTGAATGAGCTTTATGCAGCAAATGGTCAGGTTGGTTTCTTGGCATCACAAAGACTTGATGCAAAGCTAATTCTTCCTGAAGCAATCAAAGTGCTTCAACAGAAGGCTTAATGAATTTTAAGTGGGAGGCGGTCTAAGGGCTGCCTCTTACAATTTTAAGGAGGAAAAATCATGGGATATAACACAAAGAATTATACAGAGCAGGGCGGCGAAAAAACAGTGATTGGTGGCGAACTTGCTATAGCGGCAGACGGAAAAGTGACCTTTGATGGAGCCGAGCTAAAACCTGCAGCTGTTCAAGTAGATTCCGTTGCTGAGGATGTGGCGACTTTACTAGTTGATTTTAATGGGCTCCTTGCAAAACTAAAAGCAGCTGGTCTTATGGAAAGTGAGTGATAATAAGTGGCATTGATTGATAAGGTAAAATTAAATCTAATCCTTAGCCACTCAGAAGATGATGCTTTAATTGAAGGGCTCATCGCAGCTGCTATCAGTTACAGTGAGAGTTATCAGCATCTTGAAGAAGGTTATTATGAATTAAATGCCATGTCACCAGCCACCGAACAAGGGATCATCATGCTTACATCTTATTTTTATGAAAGCAGAGATGGTTCCACTGGTGGCTTTTTCAATGACAATGTAAAGGCGTCTGAACAGGTTTGGAATGTAGTGCATCTTCTCCTAAGAATGGGAAAAGAGTGGCAGGTTTAAGTTTAGGGGTGAGAAGATGAGCTTTGGAAAGATGAATACAATCATTGAGATAAAAGACAGTGTTTTGGTTAAGGATAGTGAAGGCTTTTCAAATAAAGAAGAAAGCTTAATTTTAAGAAGCAGAGCTTATAAAGAGGAAAGACATGGTTCAAGGAAATGGGCCAACATGGCAGCTTACACAAAAGCAAATGCTACCTTTCAGATAAGGAAGGTTCCAAATATTACTCTGACACCTGGGATGATGATCTATTGTGATGATGGCTCCTATAAAATATTAAGCGTTGAAGCAATTGGTAATCTTTATCTTGAACTGGCAGCTGAAAAAATTGAAAAAGCAAAAGCTTAGGAGGAGTTTTATGGCAAGAGCAAGTTATAAGATGCCAGAAGATTTTCTGATTAAGGTATCAAAGCTTAAGGATAAAACAGATGAGATCATTCCTAAAGTATTAAAAGAAGGTGGCGAGGTGGTGAAAGCCAAGGTAAAGTCAAACCTGCAGGAAGTGATCGGCAAGGATACTAAATTGCCTTCCCAATCAACAGGACAACTGCTTGATTCTCTTGGTATCACACCGGCAGGCATTGATAGGAAAGGTGATTACAATGTAAAGGTTGGTTTTGATGAACCAAGAAGTGATGGCGAGTCTAATGCGAAACTTGCCAATATTTTAGAGTATGGTAAGTCAAATCAAATGGCAAAACCTTTTTTAAAACCTGCTAGATCATCAAGCAGGAAGAGCTGTATCGAAGCGATGAAGCGAAAGCTGGATGAAGAAATAGAGAAACTCTAAAAGAAAGGAGGCGGGAGTGATGCAAGGCAGTATTTTAAAGGATATAAGTGAAACTTTAGAGCCTTTAGGGCTTCAGATTGAAACTGGAATATTTTCAGACGAAGCGCCGGATGAATATCTTGTGATAACACCCATGAGCGATATCTTTGATTATTATGCAGATGATCTGCCAAGAAGTGAAATGCAAGAAGCCCGCCTTTCTTTATTTTCAAAAGGCAATTATCTGGCCAGAAAAAATGGAATTGTATCGAGTTTACTTGGTGTAGATTTCATTATTACAGATAGAAGGTATCTTGGCTATGAAGAAGATACTGGTTTTCACCACTTTGCCATTGACGTGGCGAAAGAATATGAAGTTAAATTTTAGCTGGTAAATATTCAGCTATTTTGAAGGAGGAATAGATTATGGCAACAATCGGACTGGACAGTCTATATTATTCGGAAATAACGGAAGATGAAAGTGGAAGTGAAACTTATGGGACACCCAAAGTGCTGGCAAAAGCTATGACAGCAGAGCTTAGTGTGGAGCTTATTGAAGCGATTTTATATGCAGATGATGGGGCCAGTGAAGTTGTGAAGGAATTTAAGAGTGGATCTTTGACTCTTGGTATTGATGATATCGGATCATTAGTTGCTCAGGATTTAACCGGATGCAAGATCGATAGTAATAATGTTGTTATTTCAAGAAGTGAAGATGGAGGAAGCCCTGTAGCTATAGGGTTTCGTGCTAAGAAGGCCAATGGAAAGTACAGATATTTTTGGCTTTACAGAACTATTTTCAGTGTCCCCGCGACAAGTCTTGCTACCAAGGGGGATTCCATTACATTTAGCAGCCCCACCATAGAAGGAACAGTATTTAGAAGAAATAAACTAGATGCAGAAAGCAAGCATCCTTGGAAGGCAGAAGTCACTGAAGGTGATAATGGCGTAGCAGCTGAAACTATTACAGGTTGGTTTACAACTGTTTATGAACCGGATTTTACAGCGGTAACACCGTCGATAACTATTACGACCCAGCCTGATGCCTTAACTGAAGTGACGGCTGGAAGTATTACCGAAAGTCTGTCTGTAGTAGCAGCGTCCAATACCAGTGATCCTGTAACATATCAGTGGTATGAAAACACTATTGATAGCTCGGTTGGTGGAACAATTATTAATGGAGAAACCTCAGCTAGTTTTGATATTCCGACGGATCTTACAGCGGATAGCTATTACTACTACTGCGTTCTTAGTTTATCAGGTGCTAGTGATGTAACAACAGATGTAGCTACTGTGACTGTATCTTAATGGGAGGTAGAAAGTGATGGCAGATGAAAAAATAAAAGTAGATGAAGTATCAGAAGAAAGAAGTACGATCATTAATATTGGGGGAAGTGACTTTAAGCTTATTCTTACCACCAAAGCAACGAAGGAAATTGCTGGGCGTTATGGCGGCCTTGAGAATCTCGGAACCAAGCTTATGAAAACCGAGAACTTTGAAATGGCTCTAGATGAAATTGTGTGGCTGATTACACTTTTAGCCAATCAATCCATACTGATTCATAACATTAGAAACAAAAAGGATCAAAAGGACCTTCTAACAGCAGAAGAAGTGGAGCTTCTTACTACGCCTTTTGATTTGGCTGAGTATAAAAATGCCATTATGGCCAGCATGATGAAGGGAACCAAAAGAAATGTGGAGAGTGAATCATCAAAAAACGAGGTGGTCGGGTAAGTGATGAAGAACTTTTTACCCGACTGATTTATTATGGCACAGCCCACCTTAACAGAAAAGAAGATGAGGTGTGGCTGATGCCTATTGGTTACCTTATGGATTTATGGGAATGTCATAAGCAGTTTATTGGTATCTCAAAACCGAGAAAGGAATATTTCATTGATGATGTAATTCCTGAATGGATTTAGTTGTCATATTGGTATGTAAAAACTATTGAATATACGAACAAAATGGCAGTTTCAAATTTTGTCTTTTGTGCTAAAAATAAAAATAATATTAGCATGAATGACAAAATTAAAAATTATATATAATG